TTCTCGGTGGGGTACGTGGGAACGGGTCCCCTGTTGCCCTCCCCACAGACTTCGACGGGAATCTGATTCCCGGACCGGGAGACGACTTCTTCGAGCACATCATCTATATCCCCACATCGATCGCCGCGGGAGTGGTGTTGACGACCAAGACGTACTACATCGAACTCTATAGCAGTTATCGGCGGGAGACCCGGGTCTTCCAGAGTTATCTCAACACGGCGGGGGCAGGAATCGTCATTACGAACCTCCCCGCCCTCCCGTCCAGCACCCCGCCGCAGTCCGGCTACAACCTAATCCTGCAGGTCCTCACCAGCGGTCCGCCAACGATCCTGGGCGAGCTGGATTTCGGATTCGACACGGTGATGGTCGTCCTCCCGATCACGGGGCAGCGGACGATTCTCTTCCCGTACGAACCCGAGACGCCGATCATCGAACACCTGAGCTTCCTTACCGACGTCCGGCTGCGGCGCGACGGCACGGAGCAGCGGTCCTCCCTCCGCGCCTTCCCTCGGCAGATGTTCGAGGCGAACTACCTCCTGGACGGCGTGGAGCGGCAGGCATTCCAGGCAAACATCTTCGACGGACAGAATAACCCGCTGGGAATGCCGGTCTGGTTCGAGTCGACAGTCACGACGGCGGCCGTCACGGCCGGCGATTTCACGATCGCAGTAGAGAGCACCGCCTACACCGACCTCCGGTCCGGATCCCTGATGGTGGCCTACACCGACTACCAGACCTTCGAGGTCCTCTCCGTCGACTCCTACGACGCGACCCATGTCACGTTCACCAGCGCCTTCCTGGGATCCTTCCCCGCCGGGACGCGGATCATGCCGGTCCGCATGGCCTATGCCGACGCCAGCATCAAGGCCGGGAAGCGGCTGCGCGCTGTCGAAAACTGGAACGTCCTCTTCTCTATCTACGACAACACTGTGGACCTGTCCAGTACGGCCGCCTTCTCCTCCTTCAATACCAAGGTCCTCCTGGACGATCCGAACATGGTCGCCGGAGACACTCTCCAGGAGTCGCTGGAGAACCTGCTCAGAAATATCGACAATGAGACGGGGACCTTCCAGATCACGAGCGACTGGACGGCGGCTCGCCCCGGGGCGGTTAAGCGGTTCAGTACCCGGACGCGGCAACACCTCTGGGAAGTCCGACAGCTCCTTCACGCGCTGCGCGGGCGTGCGATCAGCTTCTACTTGCCGACCTTCTTCCCCGACCTCACCGTGACGAGTAATATCCAGACGGCCTCTGCGGTTCTGACCATCACGAACATCGGATATACGAAGTATATTCGAAACCGCCAGCCGCTCAACGTCGTCCGGATCACCTTCACCGATGGGACCAGTATCATTCGGACTGTCCTGTCGAGTGCCGAGATTAGTGCAATCGAAGAGCAACTCACGATGACCGCCCCCTTCGGCGTCAACAAGACTGTCGCACAGGTATCCAGGGTGGATTTCATTACGAAGGTGCGGATGGACTCCGACGAGGTCACGATCCACCACCTCAGCGCCTTGGGTGACGCCGTGGTTGAGATTCCCGTCAAGACCGTCCTGGAGTAGACACATGACCTTCGCCGCCTACGAGACCAGCGCCGAGTCAGGACAGCCGATCGAGTTATATGAATTCCTCTTCGGGTCCACCTATTACCGATATACCTCGAACTCGATCGACGTCGTGATCGCAGGCGCCACGTTCACGGCCACACCGATCAGCCGCAATAACCTGATGGCGTCGAAGGACGACAAACAGGGGGACCGCCTTCAGGTCACGGTCCCGGGGAACAACCTGCTCATCCAGAACTACACCAACATCGTGCCCGGCAAACGGACGACGTTGACTCTCTATCAGATGCATCGCAACGATCCGGCCCTGGAGACCATTATCGCCTTCAAGGGGCAGGTGCAGTCCGTGAAATTCAACGACAACTACTCCTCGGCCCAGATGGAAATCCTGCCGATCACTGCTGCGCAGGTGCGCCTGATCCCGCGGGAGACGTACCAGAACCTGTGCAACCACATGCTCTATGACGGCCGGTGCCAGGTCCCCGAGCTGAGTGCCACTTGGAGGAAGACGTTGACGGTGTTGACAGTTGTCAACACCGTCCTCACCGTTCCTGGCGCCGGGGCGTGCGGATCTGACTTCTTCGTGGGCGGGTACGTCCTCTTCCAGGGCGACTATCGCCTCGTGGCGGCGCAGGACACGGACGATCTGACGCTGCTCGTGCCATTCTCCGTCTCGCCAGTTGGGCAGATCGTGATAGTTCAGGCCGGCTGCAAGCACCGCCTGATTGCGGACTGCCAGACCAAGTTCTCCAACGTCGCCAACTTCGGTGGATTCCCTTTCGTTCCTCTCAAGAATCCTTTTAACACTGGAATCTGACCATGACCTATGCACCCATCCTGGCCGTCATGGGCTGGGACGACGCCCTGATCTTCACGGCCATCTCTCTCGCCATGGCCGCCACCTGCATGGTCCTGTCGGAGTTCCTCCGGCCGAAGATCGGAGTGGAGAATGCTCGCCCCGCCTCCTTGGGCGACTTCTCGTTTCCCACCGCAGAGCAGGGGCGCGTCATCCCGATTCTCTGGGGCACCGTGAAGATCGCCGGGCCGAACCTCGTCTGGTACGGAGACTTCCACCAGGAGGCGATGTCGAAGAAGGTAAAGACGGGCCTGTGGTCCTCGGAGACCATGGTCCTTGGGTACCACTACTTCCTGGGACTCCAGATGGCGCTCTGCCGTGGGCCAGTGGACAACCTGCGCCGAATCTGGATCAACGACAAAGTGCTGTGGGGTCCCTTCCCGGGTCCCTATGCCGACGGTCCGATCCTCATCGCCGACGACAAACTGTTCGGCGGCGACAAGTTCGGCTCGGGAGGGATGCATGGGACAGGGTACATCTACTCTGGCTCCGCGGGGCAGACGCTCGACGCCATGGACTACATCTACAACTTCCAGAGCCCCTTGCCGAACTACCGAGGCACCTGCTTCGTCACCTATCACGGGTGGGTCGGCAACACCACCCAGGTCGCCCCCTGGGCGTTCGAACTCAGTCGATTCCCCAACGGTCTCGCAATCACCGGCGGCAAGCACATCGTCAACACCTACGACCTGAATCCCATTGCAGCCCTCTACGAGATCCTCACGGACACGGACTGGGGATTCGGGTTCGACCCGTCCCTGGTTGACCTCGTCAACTTCCGGACCGCGGCGGACACTCTCCATACGGAAGGGAATGGGATGTCGCTCATGCTCGACACCCCCAAGGAGGCCAGCGATATTCTGGGGGAGATCCAGAGGCAGATGGACGGAACCCTCTACCTCGACCACATCACCGGGCAGTTCAAGATCTCCCTTGCCCGGGGCGGGTACAACATCAACACCGTCCCGCAGATCGGCTCCACGAACATCATGGAGATCTCCAACTTCTCCCGCGGGACGTGGGACGAGACGATCAACCAGGTGCGCATCGCCTTCTCTTCCCGAGCCCTGGACTACCAGGAGACCTTCGCCCAGGCGGCAGACCTGGCGAACCAGCGGATCCAGCTCGGGGCTCTCATCTCGACCCAGCTCACCTACCCCGGCGTGAAGAACGAGACCCTGGCGGCGAACATTGCGTCCCGTCAGCTCCGGTATCTGTCGACGCCGCTCGCCGCGGCCACGATCGTCGTGGACCGCAGCATGTGGCAACTCAAGCCTGGGGACGTGGTTGCCTGGACCGACGCCGGCCTGGGGTTCTCGAAGATGCCCATGCGCGTCGGCCGGGTGGACTTCGGGAAGATGAACGACGGCCGGATCTCGCTGTCCCTGACGCAGGACATCTTCCAGTTCGCGCAGCCGTTCGATGGAGAGAACGGTTCCACGAGTTGGGTGCCCCCGACGCAGGGAGTCACGGCGTTCCCTCCGACGCAGCAAGTGATCGAGGAGGCGCCCTACGCCCTGACGCGGCGCGACGTGGATTATCCAGGGGTGGTGGACCGCCTCTTCACGGCCGGCCGCTCCCAAGGCAGCGGAGAGACGGATTACAAGATCTACCAGCGCAACGCCGCCGGCGCTCCCGCCGGGAGCTGGATCGATTCCGGAGAGGTCTTCTCCTTCATGCTTGCCGGTGCATTGCGTTCGGCGCTTCACGACGAAGATGCTAACCCCACGACGACTTTCGATGTCGATGCTACCCCGGATACCGTGGACGATATCATCGCGGCATTCACGCCGGACCCCACCGCCTCCGACATGGGCCAGAACCTGGTCAACCTGGTCCTCTGCGGCACGGAGTTCATGCTGGTCAAGACGGTGGTCAACCACACCTCCTACGTCTCCTTCCAGACCGTCTACCGGGGAGTCCTGGACACCGTGCCACAGGAGCACGCCATCGCGGCTCCGATCTACCTCGTCTGCGCCGGGGCGGGACTGTCGGACGTGGCGATCCCCCGGGGGTACAACGTCCAGGGGCAGATTCGACCAAAGAGTCGGGACAATGAGGTCACGTCGGTCCAGGCCACCACGGTCGCCCTGACCATGCTCGACCGCGTCCGGTGCCCCTACCCGCCGGTTGAGATGTACCTGAATGCCGTCCGGTACCAGGCGTCGGTCAACCTCGACACGATGAAGGCCGGCGGGACGACCGATGACGACCGCGGCGTTGTGGTGACGTTCCGCCGTCGCGACTACCGGACCTATGACGAGGTGCAGGGACTCGGCGCCGACGCCTCGACTTTCGCCGCGGACTTCCCGGCCGCCAACACGACGGAGTATTCGGCGTCGATCATCAAGGATCCCTTGGGGTCTCCGTCTCTAATCGAGGCGTCGTCCTATGCTAACGTGACGTCGGTCTTCTTCTCTCGGACGAAGATCCTGGGGGCGAATCTGGGCGCCATGCCCACCATCCTGCGCTCGGAAGTATCGTCCCAGCACACGCTCCAGAGCGAGGTCTTCACCTCCCTCCAGGCGCTGGGATACACGTTCGCCATCGCCGCCTCGGAGCTGGACAACGACCAGAACATGGGTGTCCTCGCCCAGAATCAGGTCGGAGTGGGTTACACAGCGCCCGTCAACGGCACCTACGCCTTCTCTGTGGGACCTGTCATGGGAGTCGGGGCGGCAATCGAGGCCCGCCTCAACGGCGGAGGATGGGTTGCCATCATCACCGCCGGCAACCGCACGGGAAACCTCGCCGGGGTGATTGCGGCCGATACCATCGAGGTTCGCTCGACGCAGGCTACAACGGGGGCGTCGGAAACCTTCCTTCGTGTTGATGCCCCAGGGAATACTGTCGACGCATACGCGGTGATTCTCCTCTGAAAATTGGGGTCATGAGTGGGTGGTATATTAGAAAAAGTCATGGAAACCTGCCCGATCAATCCCGACTGTGCAGCGCGCCTCGCTCGCTTGGAGGAACGCAGCAAGACGACTGCAAAGACTCTCGATCGCGTCGAAGGGAAAGTTGATCTCTTGAAGGACAGCGTCTGGGGCGTGAAACTTCGCGTAGCTGTAATTGCCGCCATGTCCGGTGGTACTGTCGCCGGTCTCCTCAAGATCTTCCACTTCACCTGATCAAGTCATGAGGGGGTGGTAGAGTAGTCCTCGGCAGTAACAAGGAAATTTGAAGTGTCCAAGAAGCCGTCTCGAATTGTCAATAAGCTGCTCCAGGAGCACAAGGCGAAGTTCGCTGCGGCACGGGAACGGGGAGTCCCGTTCTCCGAGACTCTTGGTGAGGACCGTTTGGACTTCACCGCCCAGGACTGCATCGACCTACTCCGCGGCGTAGCGGAAGCGCTACCGGAGCAGGTCATCTCCAGGAACTTCTTCCGCGTCCATTCCGGTGTGACGGAACGTACCTGGAATAGGTACTTCGGCTCCTTCCGCGAGTACAAGCGCCAGGCGAACATCATCACCAGCCGGCAGGTGCAGAAGCTCGAGCTGGAGATCGCGAAGCACGCCTCGGTCGACCATTACCGAAAGATGCGGAAGGAGCTGGAGGCGTGGGCAGGGAAGTATCTGCGGCCGTCGTCTGGTCGGTTCCAGACGATTCTGGTCGGCGCAGATTTTCATGATCGCGAATGTGATCCATTTGCGCTGAAAATCTTCATTGAGACCGCGGCGCGTGCGCAGCCCGAGACGATTGTCCTGGGCGGGGACATCTTCGATCTGCCGGAGATGGGGAAGTACACCACCGATCCACGGGCATGGGATGTCGTGGGGCGGATACGTTTCGTTCACAACGAGATCCTTGCTCCTCTCCGAGCCGTCTGCCCAAAGGCACAGATAGATCTGATCGAAGGTAACCACGAAGCTCGGATTATTCGCCACCTGGCGGACAAGACCCCCTCGATGCTGGTCATCCTCGCCGACCTCATGGACATGAAGATCGAAGATCTCCTGGGGCTCAAGAAGTACCAAGTCAACTACGTCGCCAAGGCGGACCTCGCCTCGTGGACGAAGGGAGACCAACTCAAGGAGATCAAGCGGAACTTCAAGGTCTACCACGATTGTTTTCTGGTCCATCACTTCACGGACCAGGGCAAGGCGAAGCAGATGCCGGGTGTCTCCGGCCACAGCCACAAGCATCTCTCATGGAGTTATGAGAGCCCTACCTTTGGATCTTATGAATTCCACCAGATGGGGGCCATGCACATTCGAGACGCGACCTACACTGACGGAGAGAAGTGGTCAAATGGATTTGCACTGGCTCACATCGACACGGTGAAGAAGCGCGCCGTGATCGATTACGTTCCTGTTGGTGAAACAATGGCGTGTGTGGGCGGCAAATTCTATTTTAGGGAAGCATGACTAACTTGCAAGAGGAGAACGGCATGGAACGCACACCCATCCAGAGAGTAGAGCACGGGGCGAATGTGGCGGCAATACAAGATTGACAGCCGACAAGGTGCGTGGAATACGTAGAGCGTCCTCTGCCGGAGTCCTGTCGCAGAGAGCAATTTCGTCCCTCTATGGAATCAGTGAGCAGACAGTCTGCGATATTCTCCACGACCGCAGTTGGTCCTGGTTAGACAAGGAGCAGGAATGAAGATCGGCGACACCGTATACCTGTGCGGACCCATGACCGGATGGGAATACGATGATTGTAACGACTGGCGCATTGACGCCAAGAAGCGCCTCGAAGCCTCCGGATACTTCGTCATCAGTCCTCTCCGGGGTAAGGACTATCTACAAGGACATGGTCCGCTCGTCGAGACTAATCAGCAGGGACCCTATTCCACGAATCCGGCCATTAAGCGCCGCGACAAGTGGGACGTGGAACGGTGCGACATTATTCTTGCCAACCTAACTGGGGCCAAGAAAGCCAGCATTGGGTCCTGCTATGAAATGGCATGGGGCGAGGAATTCAACAAATTCGTCCTGGTAGCCCTGGACGAGGACAATCCCCACAACCACGCATTTGTCCTCGAATGTGCAAGCCTGGTTCTTCCGACGTATGAGGAGTGTCTTCAGTATCTCCTCAACGTGGCAAACGCGTAAGGAGGTTGTGTAATGGCCGGTAGTCCCCCGATAATCAAACTCGAAGCCTGGCCGCTCAAAATCGCCGTCTGGGAAAACACGATCACACCGGCAAACGGCAAGTCGTTCAAAACGTACTCCGTCAAGTTGGTCCGCGTCTACATGGACAAGAAGACGAACAAGTGGGAGGAGACGACGGGCCTCTCGGACAAGGATCTCCTGGGCGCCGCGGCGCTCCTCACGGAGGTCTGGCGCACGATCAGCGTGAAGGAGGGGAAAACCTCTGCCGCTGCGGCGCAGCCCGAGTCGTACTCCCCGTCTCGTGACGAAGGCGATCATCCATTCTGACGATTAACAGGACCCACCTCGACTGATCACACTACACCACTCAGTTGTTGAAGGGATTTCAGCGGGTGGGTCCTTTATTCTCTTACAGAGTGGATCACGTACATCAGACAGGAGTAGTTAGGGGCCTTCTCTGTCGTAAATGTAACGCCGCTCTTGGATTGTTTAAAGAATCTCCGGAAATTGTCAGTTCTGCTCTGCAATATCTAACTAAGCATGTTTAAAACAAAGCCCTTCGCACATCAACTCGCTGAATGGGAATCTTCTAAAGACGTTCCATCCAAAGCGTGCTTCTGGCAGCAAGGGACTGGAAAGTCCTGGCTGGCCCTGAACACGGCGGCCCATATGTATCGGACAAACAAGATCAATGCTATGCTCGTAATAGCTCCTCCCGGAGTGACCACGAACTGGACTGTGGACGAAGTTCCAAATCACCTTCCAGATGATGTCCCTGTCCTTTCACACGCCTATGTGACCCAGAGCGCGAAGACGAAATGGCACCGGAACGAAATCCAGGCGCTCCTCGCTTTCGAGGGCCTTTCGTTCCTCGCCATGTCCTACAACGCCTTCATGACCAACGAGGGTAGAAGGACTGCCGAGTCCTTCTTCGCTCGTCGCAAGGTCTTCTACGTCCTCGACGAGTCGCACCGCATAAAGAACCCCGGAGCTAAGCGGACGAAGTCCATCGTCGCCACAGGGCGCCGCACGCCCTACAAGCGGATCCTGACTGGAACGCCGGTCACCAACAAGCCCTTCGACTGCTACTCCCAGATCAAGTTCCTCAACGAGGAGTTCTGGAAGACTCGTGGCTTCGCCTCCTACGAGGCATTCAAGGTCTACTTCGGTAATTGGGAGCAGCGCATCAACGGAGCGACCGGGCAGCGGTTCAACACCGTCGTCTCTTTCAAGAACCTGGAGCAACTCTGTCGAATGGTCGCGGAGATCTCCAGCCGGGTGACGAAGGCGGAAGTGCTGGATCTCCCGGCGAAGGTCTACCAGAAGAGGTATTTCGACCTGTCCGAGGCGCAGAAGACCGCCTACGCCCAGCTCCGGGACGAGTTCCTTCTGTTCCTGGAGAGCGGTGAGACGGTGACCGCCGCCCTCGTCATCGTGCGCCTGCTGCGCCTGCAGCAGATCACCTGCGGATACTTGCCGGTGGACTCGGTGGATGGAGGTCCAGCTCGGCTGGACCGGTTCCCCGAGAATCCACGTCTCGACGAACTGATGGACCTGCTCGAGGACGTTGAGGGCAAGGCGATCATCTTCGCTCGCTTCAGGGCGGACGTGGACCAGGTGATGGAGAAGTTGGGGACGGACGCCGTCAGATACGACGGTGCGGTGGACGACGAAGGGCGCCTGGAAGCGCGCCAGCGCTTTCAGGACCCCGGGTCCGACGTGCGGTACTTCGTCGGCAACCCCGCGGTCGCCGGCGTCGGTCTCACGCTCCACGCCGCCTCGACGGTCGTCTACTACTCGAACTCGTTCGACCTCGAACAGCGACTCCAGAGTGAGGATCGAGCGCACCGCATAGGGACGAAGAAGACCGTCAACTACATCGACCTCATAGCCAAGGGGACCGTCGACGCGAAGATCGTCCGCGCCCTGCGCGAGAAACTCAATATCGCGTCTCAGATCACCGGGGATTCAGCTAAGGAGTGGCTCTAATGTACGACCCCAACGAACGCCTCGACTGCGAAGACGTAGCACATTATTCGGACATGAACCGTCTCTCCCAGCTCGCCGACGAGCTGGCGCGCCGCAAGGCCCGCGTCCTCCTGGTCGAGGCCGAGTTGCGCGAGGCGCAGAAGTCCGTGAAGGACATCGAGGAGGGCACGCTGCCCGCCGTCATGGATGAACTTGGCGTGGCGTCCTTCCAGACGATCAGTGGTTTCCAGATAGAGATCGAGGAGGCGATTCATCCCTCGGTCCTTGTTGACAACCGTCAACGGTTCTTCCACTGGCTGGAGGAGCGCGGCCACGGCGGCTTGATTAAGCGAGCCGTGACGATCGCGTTCAACAAGGAGCAGGGCGAGGCCGCTCGCGCGCTCCAGGATGAGTTGATGGGTCGCGGATACCCGGGCGTGAAGTCAGACGAGTCAGTCCACCCGTCGACTCTGAAGTCCTGGGTAACCCACCGTCTTGAAGACGGCGAAGAGATCCCGGACACGATCGCTCTCAATCCCATTCGAATTGCCAAGATCACGAAGTAGGCATCGTCCGCCTTTTCAGGACGACGCCCCAAGTGTGGGAGGGCGGTAAAGGGTCCCACCGATTTGTAAGGAGGCCACATGGCCGACGAGAACGTTGTCGCGACGGTGGAGGATCAGGGAGGCGCCCTGGCGGTGTACGACTTCGGGTCGGACGCCGGGCGGGGCTTCGAGGACCAGACGTCCGAGGAGTTTCAGCTCCCGTTCATCGCCCTGCTCCAGGACCTGTCCCCGCAGGTCACCGGAGAGGACGGCAAAGGCATCGAAGGCGCAAAGGCCGGGATGTTCCTCAACACGGTGACGAACGACCTGATCGAGAAGTCGTTCGAGTTCACGCCCTCGCACAAGGAGCGGGCCTTCGTCGAGTGGAAGCCGCGGACCGCCGGCGGCGGGTTCGTCTCCCGCTTCCTGCCGGACGATCCGATCGTCGCCAAGGCGCGGAGCGAGTCGAAGGAGTTCGGACAGTACCGGACCCCGGCCGGCAACAACCTCGTCGACACAATCTACCTCTTCGGGATCGTGGACAAGGGCGACGGCAACCTGCAGCAGGCATGCCTGGTCTTCACCTCGACCAAGATGAAGATCTACAAGAAGTGGAACACGGTGGTCAACGCCTTCAGCGTCGTCCTGGCTGACGGCACTCGGCAGCAGCCGCCGCGGTACGCGCACCTGCTGAGGATCTCTTCGAAGCGGGACAAGTCCCCGAAGGGAAGTTTCTACAACGTCGTCGTCGAGCCGGCGCAGGGAGGGATCAAGGACTCGCTACTCCGCCCCAACGATCCTCGCTACCTGGCCGCCAGGTCCCTCGCCGACCTGGTGAAGAAGGGCGTGGCGAAGGTTTCCGAGGCGGTCGAGACCGACAACGACGCGGACGGCCCGTTCTGATCGACTAATCCGCCTGGGGTCTGGGTAACCACACGCCAGGCTATTCGACGCCCCGGACAGTGTGCATAGGCCATAGCCGACAAGCACCGAGAGGTGTTGACGCAGCTCTCCGGGGCGCCTTCTCTTACCCACAAGGACTCCTCATGAAGATCTACACCACCGAACACCGTGAGTACACCAGCGTCACCGACGAGGAGATGACGCAGATCATCGTCAGTCTGCGGAAGGACGGCTTCACCCTGGACAAGGTCGAGACATCGCCCTGGCATCGCACCAACGGGCGCGTCGTCGGGACGAAAAAGACGGAAACGACGGTCTGATGTGCTGGTCCCCTCAACAGGCCGCCGCCCTTGATGACGTCGCCGGGTGGTTGCAGACCGACAGCAAGCCGATCTTCTACGTGGCAGGCTACGCCGGGACGGGGAAGACCATGCTGGCTTGCCACCTCGCCAAGCAGGCGGCCGGGAAGGTGCTTTACGCGGCGTTCACCGGGAAGGCGGCGTCCATCATGCGCTCGAAGGGCTGCGCGGGCGCGACCACGATCCACTCGCTGATCTACAAGCCGAAGGATAAAAGCGGGGAGACACTCCGTTTTCTTGAAACAAAACTGGACCGCCTGGAGGCGGAGACCCCGCCAGATCTCGCCAAGATCGAGAACACGAAGCGCCTGGTGGAAGCCGAGAAGCGCCGCGTGCGGCAGCCGGCGTTCCTCCTGAACCCTGACTCAGAGCTGCGCGGAGCCGCTCTGCTCGTCATCGACGAGTGCTCCATGGTCGGGCAGGAAATGGGCCAGCACCTCCTGTCCTTCGACGTGCCGATCCTGGTCCTGGGGGATCCCGCACAGCTCCCACCCGTGGCGTCCGCCGGGTATTTTACCCGGCGTACACCAGACGTCATGCTCACCGAGATCCACCGCCAGGCCGGGGACAATCCGATCATTGACATGGCGACCAGGGTGCGTGAAGGACGCGGCCTCCCCTACGGTGCCTACGGGGAGAGCCGCGTCCTTCGCCAGTCCGAGTTCGACCGGGACGAGGCGATCCAAAGCGGGGCGCAGATCCTGGTGGGGCGCAACGAGACACGAAGACGCGCGAACTCCCGTGTACGGGAGTCGCGTGGCTTCACTGACATATACCCCGTTTCTGGAGACCGGCTCGTGTGTCTGAGGAACGACCACGACATCGGCCTCCTGAACGGAACCATCTGGACCGTGACGAAGACCCTCGGCGGCGGGGACCAGACCCGCTACCTGCAGGTCCGCAGCGAGGACGACGTGGAGATCGTCGTGGAGGCGCACGCTGCCCCGTTCCTCGGCGAGGAGGTGCCTGTCCACGAGATCCGTGACGCTCAGATGTTCGATTGGGGCTACTGTTTGACTGTTCACCGCGCACAGGGCTCTCAGTGGGATGAAGTTGTTCTTATCGACGAAAGTAGTTGTTTCAGGGAGCATGCCGATAAGTGGCGTTATACCGGTATTACACGAGCATCTAAACGTGTGACGGTGGTTCGATAGTCCAGATCCGGGACATTCCAAATGTAGGGACCGTCCCTACATTAGAAATTCATAACCTCAATACTTACGTCGTGGAACGGGACGTGCATTGTCGGGATCAACATGGACCTGGATAGCATGACCCTTCCGGAACTCGCAGCCCTCTACAACAGACTGACAGGTAAGAAAGTGAACAAATTTCCCTACAAGATCGTTGCTGTCCAAAAGTGCCGGGAAGCTCTCGTCTTCCATGGTCCGTGTATAGTAGAAAGGGTCCCCTCGCATTACAGGAGTTCCGTCCATGCGGAAGATCTTCTTCCTGGCGTTTCTGACTCTCGGCCTGTCTCTCATGTCCTGTGCTGCGCTCGACGCGCTGCTGATTCCCAAGAAGCCGGGGGGCCAGTCCCAGGCGCAACAGGGAGTCCAGTCGGGTCTGGACCTGGGAGTGATTCCGTCCCCGTGGGGACAGATTCTCCTGGGAGCGTTGAACGTGGTCCAGGCCGGGTACATCGGAATCCGGGGAAAACAGAACGCGACCCAGAAGCAGGAATCCAAGTCGAAGATCGAGGAAATCGAAATGACGATCTCGGACCTGATGAAGACCCTCGCCCAGCAGAAGGAGGAGAGCACGGAGACAGCCACCAGGCACAGGTCGACGATCACGGAGTTGACGAAATCCCTCTCCGACAATTTGTCGAAGGCGTTAGATCCGACCTCGTCTCCGTCCGACTCCACCTCACCCCCAGTCGCGTCGACCGAATCCGTTTCCTGATGACGAAAATCCGGGCGCACGATGAGGAAGACCTCATCGTGCGTGCGCTGGAATATTACGACCGTGCAGTGTGCGCGGCCGTCATAGAGAAGTCCTCGATCGTTGCTCGTCACAGAGACGGGACGATCGAGGACTTGTCCCCGTAGGAAAGGAAAGACATGATCCCCCGCCGTGCGTCCCCGTTTTTCCAGCCCAAGATCCGCGCCGTCGCCGCTCGGCGAGCGGACAAGGTGTTCGAGAGCGCCATCGACCAGGGTCTCTCGGTAGCGGATGCCCGGGACATCATGGCTGAGACGTACGCCAAGGCCATTGTCGAGCTTAACGAGGCACATCCGGAGGTAACTCCTGCCAACCCAGGACCGCTGATCGTCGAGGTGATGAAGAAGGACGCGAGGTCGTGACTCTCGTCGAGCCGGCGTCCGTGGCCGACCTGCTCAAGGCCAAGCACTACCTCGGTCCAACCCGGCGGGGGTTCGCCCTACAAGACATGGCTGGGGTCCTGGTCTTCGCGGCACCGACGTCCCGCCGGCTGCCGAAGGAATGGCTGGAGTTGACCCGTTGGTGCATCACCGCGGGGAAAAAGAACACCGGGTCGCAGCAGTGGGCGCGGGCGGCAAGGTGGCTGAAGCAGAACCGGCAGGAGACGACCGTCGTTTCGTACTCCGACCCGGCGGTCGGCCACACGGGCGCGCTCTACCGTGCCTGCAACTGGGAGTGGGCTCCTACGTGGCTGCGTCTCCGACCTCCGCCTTCTGGGCAGGGGTGCTGGAAAGGCACCAAGCAGGAGTCCGTCAAGGACCGCTGGGTATTCTCTCTCCGCCCGGACGACCGTCGAGGCGTTCTGCTCCAAGTCATGGACAAGAGCATTGTGAAGAGGATGCCGTGGGCAAGTTACCCCGGAAACTACCAGCGATGGAAGAAGGAACAGGCAGCATGATTTCGGACATCAAAGACTCCGGTAAACGTGAGTCGTTCAACACGGGGTCTGTTCGCGACACCCGGGAAGGCAAGGGGCGATTCGACCTACTCCCCCCGACTGTCATGCGGCTCCTCGCAGTCCACTACGAAAAGGGTGCCCTGAAGTACGGCGACCGTAACTGGGAGAAAGGACAACCCCTGAGTCGGACCCTCGATTCCGCCATGCGACACATCAATGAGTATCGCGAGGGGCTTCGAGACGAGCCGCATCTGGTCGCTGCGACCTGGAACCTTATGGCCGCACTGCACACCTTGATCATGATCGAGCGGGGAATACTTCCGGCAAAACTGAACGATATTCCATCGTATCAAACTAAAGAGATCCCTGCGTCCGGTGGACAAGATCAGTCCACCGGTCCAAGTCCGTCGTCTAAAGGACAGGACAACCAGCGACAGGGGAGCGGTACCGCCCCTACTAAGTTGGGAGATGCGGGTTCGAATCCCGCCGGCCAGGGATCCTTATCATGAAGACCTACACCATCGTCTCCGCCATGGCCATCATTTCCCTCATGATCGCCATCTTCATCCGTGGAATCGAGCTGGACACCATTACCGCCCGCATCTGGACGCTGGAGAAGCAGGTCAAGGCGCTGGAACAGCGCGAGAATGACTCCGTGCACGTATTCCGGTCCTTGTTCGAGAAGCACGAGTAATGACCTATCTCCAGCAACCCTTCTGCCCCCCGGCCGCTCCTTGGCGCCCGCCGGCCATGTCGACACTTCCCTCATGGAGCGGTGCCAAACGGGTAGCGATCGACATCGAGACGAATGACAAGGACCTGCTCACTCAAGGCCCCGGCGTCCGCCGCGGGGCGTACATCATTGGCGTCTCATTCGCAATCGAGGGAGGTCCCGCCCACTACCTTCCCTTCCGCCATGAGGGCGGGGACAACCTGCCGGCCGAGGCGGTCCTTCAATACTTGAAGGATCAGGCGGCGGCGTTCAAGGGAGAGCTGGTAGGAGCCAACATTAATTACGACCTCGACTTCCTTGCCGAGGTCGGCATCAACTTCACTCCTCGATTCTTCCGCGACGTGCAGATCGCAGAGCCCCTCCTCGACGAGCTGCAGTTCTCGTATTCCCTGGAGAACATCGCCACTCGTCGGGGGATGAATGCGAAGGACGAACAACTCCTTCGGATCGCGGCCCGTTGCCACGGGCTGGACCCGAAGGCAGAGATGTGGAAGCTGCCGGCGCGGTACATCGGGGCGTACGCCGAGCAGGATGCCCGGCTGCCGCTGTTGATCCTCCGGGAGCAGGAGAAGGGACTCAGGGAGCAGAAACTCGGGTCGATATGGGACCTGGAGAGCCGCGTCCTGCCGATCCTCCTCAAGATGAGGAGGAAAGGGGTGCGGATAAACCTGAAAAAGTTAGACGAGGCAGAGGCGTGGCTGACGAAGGATGAGACCGAGTCTCTGGCGAAGGTGAAGGTGTTGTCCGGCGTCCAACTCGGCTTTGAGGACGTCTGGGACGCCGCGGCACTGGAAAAAGTCCTCGGAGTCGCGGCCCCACGGACCCCGAAAACCGGCAAGCCCTCGGTGAAGAAGGAGTTCCTTGCCGGCCTACAGGGAGATCTTCCTCGTGCATTGGAGCGAGCCCGTAAATTCGACAAGGCCCGGCGTGACTTCATCCGGACGATCCGGGAGCACGCGGTCGGGGATAGAATTCACACTACTTTCAACCAGCTAAAGATGACCCGGGATGACGGGGACGACGCCGGCACTATCACCGGACGGCTGTCGTCAGCGTCACCCAATCTCCAGCAGATCCAGGCACGCGACGAGGAGCTGGGTCCGCTGTGCCGAGGCATCTTCATCCCGGAGGACGGTGAGATATGGGCCTCCATGGACTTCAGTAGTCAAGAACCAAGGGCCACCATCCACTTTGCTGTCAAATCTGGATGTCGAGGCGGCCTGGAAATGGCCGAGCGGTTCCGGAAGGATCCACGGACGGATCTCCATCAAGCTACCGCGGATCTTTGTGGCATCAAGCGCAAGGAGGCCAAGACGATATTCCTCGGACTCGCCTACTCTATGGGTCCGGCGAAGCTGTGCGAGCGCCTCGGTCTCCCAATCGCCGAGGGATATTCGAAACGACTACGGCGCAAGATCCCAGTGGCCGGACCCGAGGGACAGGTGATCCTGGACAAGTTTCACGCCATGGTGCCGTTCCTGAAAGAGTTGTCGGAGAAGGTTCAGGCGGCCGGTGCCCGGCGGGGATACATCCGAACCCTCCTGGGTCGCCGTTGCCGATTTCCGATCGACTCCGAGAAGTCCGACGAGAGACACACCGAGTTCCAGCACCTGTCGAAGGCACTAAATAAATTAGTTCAATCCAGCAGCGCCGACCAGACGAAGGCCGCCATGCTGGCGGTGGACCAGGCTGGATTCTCGATCGGCCTCCAGGTACACGACGAATTGTGTTTGTCGGTACCGTCCAAGGCCGAAGCGGAACAGGTGGCACGTATCATGGAGAACGCTGTCCCCCTCGAAGTCCCGACCGTCGTTGACGTCGAGGTGGGTCCGTCGTGGGGCGAAGCCAAGTCCTGACATGCTCAGACGGGACTCGACAGGACGCGACGACACCAGACACGACAAGACGTAACGAGACGATTCGTTTTAAAAGAAAGGAAGGAGTCCACATGCCCAAACCGTCCGGGAACAAGAGTCGATACGTCCTCGGCAAAGGGGATCTGCGCCGCCCTGCGGCGATCCCCGACGAGGAGTTCGAGGAGCGGTGGAACTTCGCATTTGGCATATCGGAGAAGGTGAAAAAGGCGAAGGCGGATCCCGAGGTGAAGAAGTGAGCGGCGGCTACTACGACTACGTCAGTTTCAAGATCGACGCGGTCGCCGATAGCATTCGGGACATGGGCGCTGAGCACGCGGCACCCCGCGCCGTCCGCCGGGCATTCAAGGAGCACCTGAAGAAGGTCGCCGCCGCCTGCCACGCGATCGAGTGGAACGACTCGGGAGACGGGGACCGGGACGAGGAGCGCCTCGTCCGGGAGGTTCTCTCCCCCGGCGCCGTCCTCACCGAGGCGATCGATGCCGCCCAAAAAGCCGCCGCGGCGCTGGCGAGGGAACTGAAGAAAGTGGAGAAGAAGTGAAAGCCACCCTCGAATTCAACATCCCCGAGGAGAACTCCGAATTCCTCCACGCGACGAACGCCGGGCGGTACCTGAGCGCCCTCTGCGAGTTCGACGAGCGCCTGCGTGGGCTCAGGAAGCACGGCGAGGAGAAGACCCTCGCCGAGGACCTCATCCGTGCCTGGTTCGACGCGATCGAGGACGTGGATCTCTATGAATAAGACACTGGAGGAGCGGTTCTGGGAGAAGGTCGACAAGACCCCTGGACACGGTCCGAACGGAGATTGCTGGGTCTGGACCGGGGCTCGAAATCCGAAAGGGTACGGAAATTTCTCATCCAACAAGCGGTTTTTCAAGGCACATCGGCATGCCTGGAGTTTGTTCAATGGGGAAATTCCTAAAAATATTTTCGTCTGTCATCGTTGTGACAATCCCTCCTGCGTGAGACCAGAACATCTCTTTTTAGGAAGCAACCAGGATAACCTGCACGACGCATCGCTTAAAGGGAGAATGTCCTCGTGGCAACGCGCCCAGGGAGAGGCTAACGGAAATTCCCGGATAGACCGACGGGCTGTTCGCGCAATTCGAGAAGCCTTCGAAAACGCATGTTTTTCAGTCAAGCAATTAGCTGACGGATTCAATATAGGTCGCAGCACGGTACTGCACATATTAAACAGGGAGACCTGGAGGCATGTATGAGTTCAGAAAAGGAATTTAGAAAGCGGGTCATCAAGGCCCTCAAGCCTCTCCATGCAATCGCCGTGGAAAATGGCTGCGGCCTCGGGTGTCCTGATATCAACTACGTGAACGGGTGGATCGAATGCAAGAGCATGGACGCCTGGCCCGCAAGGGCGGATACGCCTCTGCAAATCCCTCATTACAGCCAAGACCAGCGTGTCTTTGCGACCATCCGCACCCGAGCCGGCGGAGAAGTATATTTCTTCCTGAAGGTCGGGAATGACTTCTTGTTGTTCGACGGCCTCATGGCCGCTGACCTGGTGGGGAAGCCCGGCGGCACCCAGCAAATGCTCTGGGACAACTGCCTGGTGGGCTGGGAAGGTCATCTCGAAGACAGCGAGTTGCTCGCTGTCATGCGGGGAGACGAGGTCCATCTGGAGCACGGCAAATGAAGAAGATCATTCAACTCGCTGATGGAGGACCCCAGATCACGGCCGAGGTCACGAAGGCCGGGATCTTCGCCATCCACAAGCCGCTTGGAGTCGCCAAGGGTTACGTCATGACACACATTCCTTCAGGAATGTGTGTCATGCTTTTCGACCGCAAGAAAGAAGCCACCGACTTCCGGAAAGAGATCGAGAGCCTGCCTTTCGACCAGATCCGGTGTAGGGTATTCAACCTACTCCAGCCTCAAGTAAGCGTCTAATAAGGCGACAATTGTTGAACAGAATGCGCTCCGGCTCTGTCCCTGTCCGTGATTAATAAGGACTTAGAGACTGGCCCGGAGCTTGCTATGTTGGATATTATGTTGAAAACCCGCACGAACCTGATATTGAAAATCATGTGGTGCCGGTCCAAGGATTGGCGCCGAAATTATGAGTTTCAAGACAAGGACGGGAACCGGTTCTTCACACGGCGTCGTCTTGATTCGCCTCTACATGGACAGGTCGGCGACATGGTAGCCGTGAGGGCAACTATTCATGGAACACGATTAACATATCTTCGGGAACAAGTCCCAGACCAGACTACACTTGACTGGACCGAACCAGCCTTGACTTGCCGAGATAGGACTGGACCAGATATGACAAGACCTGCTTCGTTGATGGGGGCAAAAAATTTACCCGACACGACTTGACGCGACTTTTTACTCATGACCCCGTGGTACAGTAGTCTCAATCACCCCTCAACCGCGGCCACGCGCCGCAGAAGGACCCCTCACATGCTCGTCTTCGACGTCCTATTCGTAATCGCCTGTTTCGTATTGCTCGTCATGTCCGTCCACATCCTCTCCGACCGAGCGGAGCGGTGCCGCTCGTTAGCACTCGACCGAGCGGCGCAGGCCAAGAACCTTGGGGAGGAGCTTCAGATCTGTCAGGACATCGCCAACAGCGTCCCGGGCTGGCAGACCCGGGCGGACCTCTACTCCGAAGCCGCTCGCGCCGTGCGTGCGCTGCGGAACCAGTTCGAGTCGATCACCGTCGCCGATCCGGAGGAGATCCGCGCCATGCAGGATCAGCTCTCTAAGGTGACGGAGGAGCGGGACGAGGCGCGGGCCACGATCGCCGGCCTGGAGGCGCAGGTTGAGCAACTTTCGAAGTCCTGCGATGGCCTCGCCGAGCAACTCAACGCCTCCCGCAAGGTCGCCGACGACCTGCGCGTGGCGGCGGAGAAGGGACGTGCCCCTCTCTACGACGTCGTCCTCCGCAGTCGCAAGGAGGGATCCGTGATTCCCCTCATCAAGGAGGTGAGGTCCTACTTCAGTCTGGGCCTGAAGGAGGCCAAGGATCTGGTCGACAACATGCCCTCGTTCCTGGGACAAGGTGTGACGGGGATCACCGCCCAATCCATCAAGTGTCGCTTCGAGGCGGCCGGCGGAATCGTCACGGTAAGGAAGGTGAAGTGATCATGGCCCGCGAGAAGGTCCTCATCATACACGCCGGACCAGAGACATATATCCGTCGGTATTGGCAGGATGTACTCGACGCCGAAGAGATCCCGCTCATTTCCTACTTCTTCGACGATATCGAGACGAACGTCCGACTCATGACAATGTGCGATTCTGTCCGCATTTGCACAGTGGCCTGTGTGATTGAACCCCAAGATATCGAACTTCTCAGGCGAATTGCCCGAGGACTTAGCAAGCCGATCGAGGAAGTTCTCTATACTCAGGAGGACTTCCTGTGAGATCTCCGGCTGAGCAACACCGAATCGCCCGTGAGATCGCCCAGGCGTGGGAGCACCAGGTGCGAGGACTGGACCTCGACGAAGACCTCGGTACCGTCCTGGCGACAGCCGTTGGTCTCATGGTGGGCCGAATGACGCTCGATCCTCTGGGCACGTCCCAGATCATGACCGCGGCGTTCCAGAAGGGATTGGGGGAAAGACAGTTACAGTGATTTTCAGGTCACGACTGAACCGGACACGTTTTGACAGGATAAGACATAACACGGCAAGTCCCGACGAGACAAGACATGTTTTCTGATGTGCTAAAAGGTGCGTTCGAGTTAGGGGGCGCATTATTCATCTCAGTCAATATCCATGCGGTGCTTCGGGATCGCGCCGTCAAGGGCGTTTCATGGCTTCCTTCCGCGTTCTTCATCCTGTCCGGCGGATATAACTGCTACTTCCTTCCTTTATTTGGATGTTGGTTGGCATTTACCGGAAATCTCCTCGCCGTATTGGCAAACCTCGTCTATCTTTTTCTCCTGCTCCGCTACTCGCGGAAGAAAGACCCCTCATGCTAATCGCTCTCTACATCGCCGGACTCGTCATCTTATTTCTGGTCGACGTGGGGTTGTCCCACGAGAACAGCAAGCAGAAAAAGATGGCCGTCCACGATGCCGCGACCATCAACAACCAAACGGCCATCATCCGCAATCTGCGAGAGACGGACGCCAGCCGAATCAATGGCATTGAGAAACGCGATCGTGCCATTCAAGGCTGGCGAGAGACCAAGGATCTCCTGCAGCGGGACTACGACGGCATCTACGCCTGCTTCTGCCGGCTGGCTCGTGCTGCGCTGCGTAGCCCGAACACCCTGTTCGATCGGGACGTAACGGATCGAGCGGAGAAGGAGATCACTGAGGCATACGCCGCTCGCGAGGCATCGGTCGGCCGCGAGTCGAGGATCGAGACGCGGCGGATGCAGTGCTTCGGCGACCTGGAGAACATTGAGGCGATCCTCTCCGATAAGCCGCTACCGTATCCGAGACGTATCGGAGATCACCCCGCAATCGAACGCGCCTATGGAGCGCAGGATTGCGTTACGGAAATCGCGAAAATCGTCGGGTTCGAGGACCCACATGGCGTCAAGTCCGACAAGGTCGTCGACGCGGTCAAGAAGCTGGAGATCGACCATGGCTGCGCGAGGATCCAGGAGAACAACTTCCGGGATCTCTCGAACAACACCGTCGCGGAGAATGAGGATCTGCGGGAGAAGGTAGAGACGCTCGTCGAGAAATACCAGAAGGCGAACGAGTGCGCTCGCCAGGAGATCCAGAAGTCGTCCCGGCTAACCAATGTCCTCCGCGACGTGAAGGTCTTCCTCATAGACGGTCCGTACGACACCGACGCCTTCATCACGAGGGCGGGGGCGCTGCAGGCGTTGGTCGCCTCTGCGCTGGATGAGGAAGTTGTTCTTCCGCTGAAGTGGTACGCCAAAGGCGGCGACCTCGACTCCCTTGCCAAGAAGTGCTTCGACGAGATGCCTTTCGAGTCTCCTGGCATCAAACGCATCGGATCAAAACTCCCCGGCGCCTCTCAGGGAACACTCGCCGAGGCGGCGCGGAAGCTGCGCGAGACGGTCGTGGCCAATCTCCGCAAAGATATCTCCGGGGAATATCTACGGCGCGAGCTGGGACGCGGGAACTCTCGCAGCCGGAAGACGGAGCAGCGGGTCTATCCCTACCCGAACACAAACCTCTGCCGCCGCGCCTCGGACAAGGCGATCATCGCCAGGGACCAGCACCGCCAGCATGACGAAGCCGTGGCGATGTGGGGTGGCTGGTTCTTCGACGCGGAATAACCATGACCGCCGCATTGATCGCCGCCGCCATGATCTATGGAGCCGTCGTCTACGCCTTGCTGCGCGGGGCAAAGGCGGCGGACGACGAGGCACAACGTCAAATGGAGGACAGGAAGTGATTCTTACCGCCCCGGAAACGAATTCAAAACTTGGTCCGAAAGTGGTTTCGTGGAGTCGCCCTGTGGGATCTTCATGTACGGAGGATTGTCCATTCCTCACCGGGAGGCTTCCTACCGGCGAGGAACTCCCTGCGGCAGGCTTGTGTTATGCGAGCAGGCTTCAGGAGGCGGTCCCCTCGGTCGCTGCTGCATGGGAACGCAACGCCCCGGGACAGGACTGGGACGAGTGGGCGAAGCGGCTGCGGGTCGAACTCTCCCATGCTGCTTTGCGCGGACATGCTATCCGCATCCACGTCGGCGGAGACGTCATGCGACCCGACGGGAAGTTGGACTGGTGGTACGTCTCGGAGGTCATGCACGCCTTCTCCGACGCCAGACCCCGGCCGGCTGCTTGGATCTATACACATGCCTGGCGGCAACTCGGGGCGCCGTGGCTACTCGGCTTCAAGCGGCTGGGGATCGAAATCTTTGCGTCCGTGCATTCCGAGGCGGAGGCGACGGAAGCGCGGGAGTTAGGCTACCGTTTGGCAATTGACGGCGGATATATGCCAGACGGCCGGGTGCCGGCCTGGCGGGAGCCCGGAGTCCTCAACTGTCCCGAACAGCGGTGTCCGTCTGGTAGTATCACCTGTAGCGAATGCTGCTATTGCTTCACGCGCGGGAAAGGAGACGTGGTCTTCTTCCGCCACTTCCCAGGTGCCCCTAATTATCGTAAAGGAGGCAAGCACGTAGAGTCCTGACGTCGTCATTGTCCTGCCTTTAAACCCCTAACAATCAAAGGAGTGTTCATGCCTGCCGAGAGAATTCAGAATCAGCTCGTCAAACTGGCCGATGGCCGCAAGGTCACCGGCAAGACCGTCCGGCGTGCGTCGAGGTACCTGGTCGCTGACCTGACCATTGCCAAGTACCCCGAGGTCGTCTTCGGAAACGCAACCTACGGAACCGCGAAGGTCGACGGGCTGGAGATCCCCGTGATACGTGGCCGCGGCCGCGGCGGTCCGTGGAAGCAGGTCGGAGACGGGAGGAGGAACAACGCCTGACATGAACGCCTACAACTTCAAAACGACCGTCCCCATCGACATCGAGGTCACCGTCCGTATCACGGGCCACTCGGATCCCGGCAAGACCAACGCTGACCCCGACGACTGCGTCGAGCCGTGCCGAGAGGAGGTCCGCGAGATTCTCAACATCTCGGTCAACGGGAGGCCCGTCGACCGCGCCGACGAGTTCGCCGACCTGGTGAAGGCCCTGCAGCCGGCGATCGACCGGGAGGACGTGGACGTCGAGATCCCCGAGGAGGACTTCGATCCAGATGACGATGATTTCCTCGACCTTGACCCTGGCCTTGACCTCAACGAGGAGGTCGAGTGAGAGAGCTGGCCAAGTCGGAGGAGATCGTCATCCGCATCAAATCGGCGGACCCCACCCTCCCCGAGCGCGCCTTCATCGCTGAACTGGGCACTGACAAGGTCGTCTTCCGCAAGATGGGCGGTAAGGGATACCGATACCCGATCTCCTGGAAGGCGATCTTGTCCACCGCCATGATCCATTCGGAGAACGATGACCTGTGAACGGAGACATTCCGATCCTGAGAACCAATCCCTGCCAAGACGCCATCGCCGCTCGCCGGAATGCTCGGGCCATGAGTAGGCCGGTGGAACCGCCACCTCCAGTTGAGGCAGC